CCAGGTGCTTTACCATTATCAGTAATTGGTGCTCCTCTACCTCTTAGGTTTCCAAAGTAACCAGAAGTACCACCTCCCATTTTACTCATTTCACCAACTTCAGCTTGTGTAAATAAAATAGATTCGATATTATCAGCAACATTTGAACCAAAGCAACTTACAGGTAATCCTCTTTGTTTACCAAAGTTTGCCCATACTGGTGATGATAAAGAATACCATCCTTTACTCATATATCCATAAAACTTATCAGCAAACCCTTCGATTCCTAATAGGTGTTCTGCATGATTTGCAATTATTCTAATTCTATCTAATGGTTCTTCACCTTCACTTAGGTATCCTCTTCTGAGGAAGGTTATGGATTCTTCGTTAATCCAATCAAATGGTTGTCTATCGTTCATAATTTTATTTGTAACTGTGTTTTAAAATAAGTCATCTTCGGTGATTGACTTTTGTTTTTTACTATAATTTATACTTCTTTTATTAAAGAAATCGGTGTGTTTTGTAGTTAGAATTTCATCATCAAACCACTCAGTAGTTTCTAATATCTTTTCATCTACACCAAATACACTATCGATTCCAATAGCATTCAATGATTCATTGAATCTGTGTTTGATGAATTCTAAAGTTTGTTCTTTAGTAAGGAAATCTAAATCACCTTCTTCAAAAATCCATTCAACTATATCTGCTTCTGCATCGTAAGCATCTAAAGTTGCATCAACTAAATCTTCTTTTAATTCATCAGTCCACCAAGTTGGATTTTCTTGTTTGATTGTATTTACTAAATCAAATCCAAATTCTGCATGAATCTTTTCTTCTTTTGATGTTGCCTCAACTGCATTACTAGTACCTTTCAATACATTTTTGTATTTGTTGAAAGACATAATAACTAAAAATTGTGAGAACAACGATACATTTTCGATAAACATTGAAAATAGAACAACTGATTCAAAGTAATCTTTGTTTTCAATTGACCTACTAGCATTCATTGTTTTATCTAAATATTTAATTCTTTTTCTGATACCTGGTACTTGTAAAAGATTTTCAAACTCTGAGTTTAATCCTAATACTTGAATTAGATTAGAATATGCATCAGCATGTCTAACTTCCGATTCAGCGAAAGTTGCACCAACTGCTCCAATCTCAGGCTTTGGCATTTTTTTGTAGATATCTCCCCAAAATGATTTAACAGCTATTTCAATTTGTGAAATTGCCAACATAGCTCTTGTAACCGAAGTTCTTTCTTTATCACTTAAATGTACTTTGAAATCTTGTACATCTGAAATAAAGTTAAATTCAGTATGAACCCAATATGAGTGTCTGATAGCATCAACATATTCTACTAACTGAGGATATTCGTAAGGTTTAAGGTTTACTCTTTTCTTAAAGATATCTGGTTTATTTTTTGAACGATATATGATGTATTCTTTTGCTACATCATTTAAACCACTATCCATCAGTTTGTTTTCCACTATATCGTGAATCTCATCTACATGAGGGATATGATTTGGATTTCTATAAATAGATATTTCACTACTATTTGCAATCTTCTCAACCATTTCTTCATCTACCTTATCGATGCTTTTCATAGCTTTGGTAATTGCACTTTTCATTTTACTTAATTCAAATGAAACCTTTTCACCATTTCTCTTAATTACGAATCTTGTGTTTTCTTCTGTTGTATCTACAAAGTTGCTCATAGTTCTTCTTCTTTAATAAATGTACCGTCTATTGTTTTACCCTTTCTATCTTTGATTTCATTCCAAGCCGATTCCAAACATTCGGTAGGGTCTAAACCTAATTGTTTACTTAAAATTATAACTGTAACTAGGATGTCTCCAATTCCATCTATAACAGCTTCTGTCTTTTTTTGTTTTAAAATTGCTCCTGCAGTTTCACCCAACTCTTCCATAACTTTCATGGTTTGTTGTGGTATATTATCAGAAACAAGTATTCCCTTATCATCAGCCCATTGGGTGATGTTATCTATTAATTTATCAAATGTCATATTAATGTATTTTCTAACTTATAAGTTCCTAAAAGTTCTTCTCCTTTTTTAATTTTTTTAATTGCTACTCTTTTATGAGTATTAAAGTTTGCATTTTCTTCACCAGTATTGGTGTAAGCCAATGGATTTGCTAAGTTCCAGTAACAGTCTTTGAATAATCTAAACCATATAACTGGATACTCAGCCTTATTTTCATATCCCTTTTTAATCATCATCTGAACATAGTCTGGTAACTCATTGTATTCATCCAACGATATAGTATAAACTCTACTTTCGTTTGGCCATAAATAAAAAACAGGTTCTCCAATTTCTATATCTCTTAGAGCGAATGTACCAATACCATGAATCGGTGAAGGTTTCAAATCGGTTCTAATATGATTTTTGAGATATTCAATAACTTCCATTATCTAACTACTTATTTTCTTCTACTGAAGCTTTTCTATAATCAGTTACCAACTTTTTGATTTCACCAATAGCTTTTCTTGCTCTTGATTTACCACTTTTAGTAGTTGAGTTGTGATTCTCATCGAATTGAGAGAATAGTTCAGTAATTTCTTCGAAAATTTCTTGTGAATTTGCCATAATCTTTATTTTATAAATTAATTAAATTAAAAAACCGAACGCAGGTTATTCGTTGTTCGGTGTGTATAACTATTGTATATATCGGAAAAAAAATAATTTTCTTTCTATATTTTAATAGTTTTTTGTTTTTGATATTTTTTCAACAACTTTTCAGTTGACTGTTAAAATATTTTTTATAGAGTTTACTAATTTTGATAGTATTAACCGAAATTCTCTACATATTTTTTATGGAGTAACTTTTTTTCCATCTGCCCTCCATCAGCGGATTCCTTTTGTGTAATAATCCCATCGGAAGAATTACCATCGTACACTTCAATAAAACCTGTATTTGTATCCATCTTAGATGGAAATGTAATTCCATCGGGTCCAAATCTATTTTTCATAATATGAAATCTAGCAGTATTATTTAACTTATCTTTAGATTTTCTACTGATACTCATAATGAAATCAGCATTCATAACTTTAGCATAAGAATCTGCAATCTTATCTGCTTCAATAACTTCAGAATCAATAGCTGAACGATTAGTTTGTGATGCTGTCCAAATTGGAATTCCTAACTCACCACTAATACCTCTTAGTTCAATATAAACACCACCTTGTTCACCATACGTTGAATCTGATTTATTAGTGTGAGAAAGTAACAAATCAGCATAATCAACTATGATTAAATCAGGTTTATTACCTGCTGCAGTCATCTTCTCAATATGTGCCTCTATCTTCTTGGGAGATACACCCTTCGGTGGATAATACTTAATTAAAAGTTTACCTTTTAATCTCGATATCTTTTCTAATACAGTTTCTTTCTTTTCCTTCACATCAGATGATGGAATTTGAGTAAAAACAGTATCATATCTCTGCCCAACATAATGTTCAGAAAGTTCTAAAGAATAATGTACAACATTAAGACCTGCCTTAACTGCGGCAGCACCAAGTGCACATAATACCCAAGTCTTTCCAACACCAGATGGAGCAACTGCAACACCCAATTCACCAGGACCTAAACCACCATCCATAACTTCGTTAATACAATCCCAGCCAGTTGGAACTGAATTTCTATTAATTTCAGTTGTTCTTTCTTCGAAATCTAATAGATAATCATGTCCCAAATCAGAATCAACTCCTACCTTCATTGCTTTATCTACCAAATCTTTGATTCTATCATAAGAACCAGCTTTTAGTAAATCAACAGATTGTACAATTGCTTCTTTAAGATTTTGATTAATACAAAAGTTTGAAAATTCTTTCTTTACATAATCTAAGTCAGAATCACCAACTTTAGTAAATACAGATTTTAGTTGTTCTATTATGTTTTTTTGAAAACCCCTATCTTCTAATTTAGATATTTCTGATTTGAATACATCTAAAGTTGGTGGTTTCTTAAATTCATCATAGTAATTAATTACTTCATCAACAATCCACTTATTAGATTCTGCCTCAAAAAATTTAGGATGTATAATTTCACTAAGGGTATCCAATATACGAGAATCTGCAATCAAAGTTGATATTACTTTGGTTTGAAAAGATTGTCCGTATTTAGAAAGTGTATCTGTATTTTGCATCTATAACCTATTTGATTCCAAATATACGAAAAATATTTGGATTAAAAAAATTTATTTTGTAATAATATTATGAAAAGTTGAATGTAACCAATCATTAATGTCTCTCCAATTTTGAAGAATCTTATATTTCTGTCCAACTTTTAGAAAATCTAATTTATTAAATTGGATATCATCTACATTGAATCTTTCTAAAATTTTTAACTTTTGATTAGTTGGGATATGAGGTTCATCCAATTCCATTAACCTCTTATTCATAAGAAGTTGGTCTTTTGCTTTTAAGATATCATCATATAATTTGATTTTACCTTGTTTCTCCTCGCACATTTTAAAGAACTCTTCATGAGTTATAAGTCTATCTTCAGAAAGTTCAGGAAACCTCTTTAAAACGGTTTTAACACCACATCCTCGAATACCTGGTATGTTATCTGATTTATCACCATCTAATGTTCTATATAATAGAAGATTTTCAGGCCATATACCAAACTCATCAAATACAACTTGTCTATTGTACATTTTCTTTTTAGTAGGAGAAAAAACACTAACTTTATCTGAAACTAATTGAAGAAAATCTTTATCCGTTGAAACTATTACAACTTCACCATCTAAATCTTGTTGAGTATGTTTAGTTAGATACGCAATAGTATCATCTGCCTCAATACCATCATAAATCATTGTCTGTACAGGTAAGTAATCTAACACATCATTTAGCCAAACGAATTGTTGTCTCATGGATAATTGTTCTTCTTCTTCATCTAAGAACTCCATATATTGTCGGTTGACTCTAAACTTACGATTCTCTCTCCCTGCCTTATAGCCTTCATATACCTTTTTACGAGATTTAGAACCACCCTTTCCATCAAATGTCACAATACATCTAGTTGGATTGAATTCTCTAATTTGATATCCAATAGATTTTAGAGAACCAACAACTCCACCAGTATGGTCACCATCCTCATTCATTGTAGGATTAACTGTCCATGACCTGATGAAAGTGTTTAGTCCATCTATTATCATGACTCTACTGTTTCTTTCACGAGATTGATTTGATTCTCTTTCAGATTCAACCTCGTTTAGAATATTTTTATAGAGTCCTTTCATTATGTAGTTGTAGTTGTGTAGTTAATATCATTAGATTCACCAAAATACTTTTCGATTGTCTCTAATCTATCATCTGCATCAACTAACATTTGAAGTGCTGATTCTGCGTTCTCATAGAAATCTTTGGTTGAATGGTCTCCGATTCCTGCGGGATGCTTCTCTAACAACTCCAATGTAAGAAGGGCTTTCGCCTTATCTGCCGAAGCAGATGTTTTTAACATTTCTTTTAATTTGCTCATAACTTTTTATTTAATTTAATCAACTATCTCTGCACCTGCAGTATCTAGTTTGTGTGCCTCGATGTCTTTTGAATCTGATTTATATTGTAAGATAGTTTCATCACAAATCTTTTTATAAATTTGGTCTTTTATTTCATCTCTATCTTCCATTAAATCTATAAAGTCCTTAGATTGGAATTTAATTTCTTCGCCAGTATCCGTATCAACATAAGTATACCATGCACCTGCCTGTTTTAACAACTTATATTCTTTCATTACACTTAACCAAGAACCATAATTATCGATTCCTCTGTCAAAAAATATTTCAAAATCTGCTGCTCTTAATGGTGGGCCCATTCGGTTTTTAATAACCTGACATCTTACTTTCATACCAATGGTTTTATCTTTACCATTTACCTTTTGTTTGATTTGTCCCATATTTTTCAAACGGAGTCTAACCGATGCGTGAAACGCAAGGGCCTTACCACCACTCGTAGTCCAAGGGTCACCAAACATAGCATTCATCTTCTGTCTTAATTGATTAGTGAATACTAAGGTTACTTTTTGTCTACCAATCATATTGGTAATCTTTCTCATCGCTTTTGAGATAATAATAGCTTTGTCAGTTGCATATCCATCTTTCTTATAGTCAGATGCCAACTCGTTTGTTGTTGATGCAGCTGCTACTGAATCTACTACTATTGTTACTAATTTATCATTTGAGGTTTCTCGAACCTTTTCAATGATTGTTTCAGTAAATTCGAAAATTTGTTCAACCGAATCNGCAGATACATAAAGTAGTTTTCCNACATCTACACCAATTGCTTCTAAGAATTCTCTACTTACTGCAGTTTCAGTATCAATAAGAACTGCGACACCACCTTGCTTTTGTGTTTCAGCAAGGAGGTGAGCAGATACTAATGATTTTCCACTTTGTTCTAAACCAGTAACTTCGGTAATTCTTCCAACAGGAAGTCCACCATATGGGCGATTCGAAATTGCAACATCTAACATTGCACATCCGGTTGATATCCAGCCATCCACATTTGTGGGTGCATCATCTTCTCCTAAAAAGAAGGCAACCTTCTGGTCTTTGTTTGTTTTATTTAGTTCAGACGCTAGGACTGATGCTAAATCAATTTCTTTTTTTGCCATTTATTATATATTATCCGTTAAACAAGTCATCAAATGCAGATGCAACATCATCCAATTTTTTCTTATCTTCAACCGTTGGTTGAGATGTTGGTACTGTTGCAGTAGCAGTTTCAGTTTTAGGTGTAGATGGGGTTGATAGAGTTTGTTGACTCACACTACCTTCACCTTCATCTGATGTAGGATTTAACCATCCTTCTAATACTGATTTTAATTCATCATAAGTTAATTCAGAATATATGTCAGTAATATTAGTTTGACTTTCTACAAAGTTTTGTTTAGCAGTTTCATCTGCAGACAATGGAGTCTGATTTGGTTTTACACGAACAGTAGTTACAGGATATGAAGTTCCTGCATCATCTGCAGATGTATACTCAATAGTAATATCTCTACCATTGTCAACATCTGTAATATCACCATAATCAGGGTCTGCGATGTATCCTAACAATTCTTGGTAAACAGTTTTTCCGAATCCCCAAAATCTTACACCTTCTGATTCCTCACCTTTTACGATTACAGGTACAAAAGTTCTTAATTTCGGTTCCATCTTCTTAGCTGCTTTCCAATCTTCTTTATCACCCATTCTCTTCAACTTGTCAGCAAACTCAACGATAGGGTCTGGTCTTCCAAAAGAAGAAGGAGACAAATACGTTTTGTTGTTGATGTTGTAGTGAAAGAATAACTCAATGAAAGGATTTTCAGGAGAAAATTTGTAAGGAACAATTCTTACTTGGTGTTTACCAGGTGTTGGTTTCCACAAATTATCTTTACGATTTGAAGTGTTTTGTAGTTTGTTCAGTCTACCTCTGATTGCATTTAAATCAAGTGCCATAATTTTTAAATTTTAAAGTTTTATTTATTTATTGGTTTTATTTAGGTGTCTATCCTACACCATATATAAATATCGAAAAACCCGATTTTAAGAGGGTCTATCTCCATTTATCTATACAAATATACGAAAAGTTTTTAACAATTCCAAATGTTTTTTGAATTTTATTTAAAAAAGTTTTTTTCCTCATTTGTTAATACAAATATAAGAAATTAATTTGAATTATCCAAATTTATTTTGAGTTTTTTGAAAAATCTTTTGCCCAATTGATAAATTCAGTATGTGGGAAGTGTTGTTTAGAATCAAATATGTATTGTTTTACCATATGTTTATAAACTTGTTCAGATGATTTTTCAAAATTATGAGTATTTAGGGATTTATCTAATACATCTTTACTGATTAAATCATTACCAGCCAATATCCAATTGAATACACCCCAACCAGCTGAACCATTATAATACGGAAAATCATTTGCGTTTGGAACTCTATATTTACATATTTCTAAAATTCTTTCAACTAATGGGTCTCTCTTTAAATCATTATGTACATATTTCCAAAATGGAGTATCATTTCTTTTTGTAATATAGTGCATTTGAATCAAACCTCTAAATTCATCTAACATCATATTAAAGTGTTCATTATTTGCTTTGATGTTTGATTCTCTCATCATATCCTCTTTGTAAGGTGATAAGTGATGTTGTGTTAATTGTACTAACTGAATTATAGATGAATGTATCGATGTTGCTTCTAATGGTTCTAAGA